TTAACATTAGCATAAAATATGTTGAAATCTGGTATTGCATTAGAACTCCACTCGAATTTAGTCACGTATGACTCGCGTTCAACAATCGAAGACAACATCATGTCGTCTTTACGTGCTAAACCCACCACACTGGGATCAACAGTCACTTCTTGTTTGTCATCAAAAGTCATTTTATAAATAGGATCGTGTTGAACGGCACTGGCTAAATTGGGAGAAATACGAGGAATCATGTATGAAATGTCAGAAACAAGAGCCGGTTTAGAAAAACCTAAAGCTATAGCAATTTGAGACCCCATGTGTAAAATTGACTGCGAAGCCAAAGCATATGGTCTGATTGAAGCTATTCTTGACAAGACACCTGCAACATCAGACAAAACTGCTAATGGCTTAGATATTATGCCTCTCCCATACTCGTCTCCCGACTGCGGTACTAAATTAGGTAAATTGGAAACTTGTAGGAGCGCCAAAGACGACATTCTCCGCCCAACACAATGCTGTTATTGTAACACCATCTTGTGCAGTGCTCATACTTCTTAACGGTGACATCTCCGTCAGCGCTATAAATCCCGTTGTTAAATGTTCACCTAAAGCTGTGCTAAAAGCGTTATAATGATGAACGTAAGGTAATCTAAGGCAACCTCCTTCACAAGATGTGGGGTTCAAAAAGACGTGTGGCGGTTGGGACAATATGACTCTGGAAGGCGTCATATTGACCAAGGTGGCAGGAGTTAACAACGTGTCATTAGAAACGTTGCTAACTGCCGTGGCCATCCATCTACCATAATGCATGGGCGTTCCATTAATCATAAAACGGAAACACAGATCACACTTAAGATTGCGGTAATTGTTAATTCTGTTCATAACTCGCTTGTTAGTGAAGAAAGTGCTAGGGTTAATGAATAGAGGAGCTGTGGGTGCAGTAGCACCAACAGTGACAATCTGCGAAAAAACTTTGATAGGTCTCGATAAAAACTTGACAATAGATACCTCATCTATATCAACATTATAATGAGTGTTATCCATATCTTGATCATAAGAAGCTTCTTCGTGATGAAAATCGTCTATGAACGTAGTTAAAACTTGAGTTTTATTTTGAGAAACTTCCTCCAATATACCCG